AGCTCCTGAATACGCTGAGCCTACTGTTGTTCCTGAAGACACCGAAGAAGAAGAATAAAATATTTGACTCTTAACTCGTAATGAGTTAAAGTAAGGCGTGTTATATTTTTTAATATTTACCGCCTGGATAATCGTAGTTATATTAACATTACGATTTTTTGCTGTTTCTTCGTGCCGTGAACGTAAAGAAATTTTTCATAAAATGACATGGGAAGAAATATTAGAACTTGATTTGTTCATCGCAGATGAGGCTATTAAGTTCGATAATTTAGATGACTGTATTATAGGTGTAGATCAGCGGGGCTTTATTGTTTATTCTCATGATAAAATGCTTGACCATTTTCAGGGAGATGGTATGTCTTTAGAGGAAGCCTTCGAATATATTAGTTTTAATGTGGTAGGCATCAAACCTGACAACTATACTGTGGTATACCATTCATGAACAAAGATACATTTACTATGAGCGAGACAACTATAATAAAAATTATTTATGCTACTATTGCTTTGCTATCTGGCTTGACAGTTGGTGTTGTTGTTGCGATATTTGTTTCGCTCATCAAATTAGTTGAAAGTCTAATTGCTTTCCCATTAGAAATTTATCGGATGTTGATGCAATCATATAAAACAAGAATAATGATGCAAGCCTTTATGCCTCAGTCTGAAAAAGAAGAAAGTGATACGGAGCAAGAGACTAAGAGTGAATCAGAAAAAATGTGGGACAGACACATTGAAAGAATTAAAAACAATAATAAAAATATTTAAGCCCCCAACAACTTAAACTAAACAATACATGACAAATAAAACATTAGCCACGATTAACTTACTCTGTATTGCATTCCCGATGGCATTGGGTGCATTAGAAGTAATTTTAGAAAAACCATTAACTAATGGAGCATTAGTGGGGTTAGCAGGATTATTTATGATCTTCTTTGGTATCTGGACTTCATTAAGGTTAGCTAAGCAACCAGATTAGTGACATCCGTTAGGAAAATGAAATTAAATCTTTTTTTAGGAATAATAATAGGTGTTATTGGCTACTGTAGCATAACAATTATTTCTTTTCTATTGAAAGAACCAGAAGAGGAAAAGCAAAAACCTATTCCTCAAATGTTGATTTTACCTCCTCTAGAAATAGAGGAGGATCTTGACATCCATCCCCCACTAGATCTTAATCCTTTAGATTATAGTAATGTGGCATAAAAAATTAATTTTAATTCCAATCTATTTATTTATTTCTTTATTTTGTAGAGCAGATGACCATTGGGGCGAACCCCCTCCTGTACCAGAGCTACAAATAAATCATGATATACTTACTGGCAGAGTAGAAGTTGGTTGGATATCTGACTCAAGCTTTGATAAGCCTATTTGGTACATAGTAGAAGTAAAACAAGTAGATGAAAATAGAATTGTCGATCCTGAGTTCCTTTGGTTTAGACCTTTTATACCAATACAGAGTAATTTTAATGAGTATATTACAATAAGTTTAAACTACAGAGATCAGTTTGGGGCAGTAAAAGATTGGAGTAGAGCAGAGATGTTCAGAATAAGAGCAATGTGGGGAGCATAAAGATGAAAGCTAAACCACTCCCACCGCTAGAAGAATTAAAAGAATTCTTAGATTATAACCCAGATACAGGGATATTTAGGAAAAAACAAGTAACCAACAGCATTAAAGTCGGTCAAAAAGCAGGGAGAATCATTGGTAAAAATTCTATGGGTTATGGGGCTTATGGGGCTTATGGGGGTTATATTATAATTGCATTTAAAAATCGTGAATATTATGCTCATAGATTAGGTTATTATATGTATCATGGTATAGACCCACTGGAAAAACTTGTAGACCATATAGATGGCGATAAGAGTAATAACAAGATTAATAATTTAAGATTAGCGAGTAAATCTGAAAATGGTAGAAATCGTGTTAATTTACCTAGTAATAATACTAGCGGTGTAATAGGAGTGTGTTGGGATAAAAAAGCTAAAAAGTGGAAAGCATTTATTATGATTAACGGGAAACAAAAACATTTAGGATATTTCATTAATAAAGAAGATGCAATAAAAGTTCGTAAAGAAGGAGAGATAAAATATTTTGGTGAGTTTAAAGGAAAAAATTAACAAATGAATATAAATGAACTATTAGAAATCCATGAGGACACTTGTTCTAAGTGCAAATCAATCATGGTAAAGAAAAATAAAGACTACACTGGCGGCAAAACAGCCACCGATATCTTTGCCAACTTCAACTCCTCAAAGATAATAGGCTTGCATCCAGTCAAAGGATTACTGGTAAGAGTGATAGATAAAATACAAAGAATAAATTCTTTCACCAACGACAAAGAATTATCTGTGTCAAACGAGACAGTTGAAGATGCGTGTGATGACATTGTAAACTATGCCATCCTTGCTAAAGCAATGCTTATCGAAGAAAGATCCCAGATCGAACAAAAGAAAACCAAATAAGTGATTGTAAAACTACAGCCAGACGAAGTTTTAATATGTGAACAATTAGGCAGGATGAGATCAATCATTGCCAGAAGTTCTGGAGTCAAAGATGCGAAGGTCGGGACTCAAGATGGAAGTGAAGCTGATGTGATGGGTATGAAAGCTGAGTATGCATTTGCAAAACAGTTCAATACTTTCCCAGACCTGGGGTTAACACCTCGTAGTGGTAGTGCAGATGGTAAGCTGAAAGGATACGCTTATGATATTAAATCTACCACATACAAATCTGGCAGACTATTAGCTACAAAAAAAGAAAATCCAGATGTCGATATGTATGTACTATGTATCGTAGACAATTCTGAGGTAGATATAAAAGGATATGCAATGAAAAAAGACTTAATAAACGCCTCAAACCTAAAAAATTTAGGGCATGGAGAGGGCTATTGCATGGATCAGAGCGAACTAAAAAGTTTCAAATAATAAAAAGTCCCAGATCGAATGATTTTTTGCCAAATAAGGAACTATATATTTTTTGGTTTATTTTTAAAAAACTAAAATAAATCTTTTCTTATCTTACGTAACGATTTAATTTGCATTATTAAACTCGTAACATTAAAAGCATGAATTGAATTTGTTTGTACGGTCAATGGATAATTTAATTCAGTATCTAATCTCACGCCATCAACTTCGTATTCTGGTGGGACAATCTCTGAAACAAAATCATATAAACCCTTTTTTTTAAGTAGTTTATAATAATAATCTATTTGTTCTTTCTTTGCTTCCACTATAATATCCATGCTGAGATATGACTTTACGGTCATAGTAAGATATCTAAAATACAATCCTTCTTTAGTCGTTAAGTCGGAAACAACAATTAAATTCACATTATTACTTACACAAGTGTAATAATAAAATAGAAATTTAAATAATTAAAAGTATTATATATCATGCCCGCAGATAATTTAGGAGATCCAATACCAAGGAACGAACCTTTTGTTGTTCCTGCCACGCCAAAAGAAACTTTTGATTCTGTTTGGTTACGTAACATCAATATTTTTGCACCACAAATAAATGCTTCTGGAAACGATCAAGGTTCTATAAGCGTTGAAATGCTTCCTTATGATCCAAATAATGATAAGATTTGGTCTACTGCTGACAATGAAGGTGTAGAGTACTTAAATATACCATGCAGAATAAACGGAAGAAAAACTTTTTGGGACTGCGTAAATGAAGTACCAGAAGTTGCGACAGCTATGGATGCAATAATTTCAGCTATTCCTGCTTTAAGAACTTGGGCTAATACTCCTCCACCAGAGCCAGAGCCACCAAGTCCTGCTCCAGAACCAACTCCAGAACCAGAGCCAACTCCTGATCCAGAGCCAGAGCCAGAGCCAGATCCAGATCCAGTTGATGACGGTGAAGAGGATGACTCAGAATAAGAGTTGCTAAAACGAATTAAAATTAATTTTAATTCAATTTAATCCACTTCCACCCATTTGGAGCCTTGTACTTAATCGAAGGTTTATTATTTTTCCATTCGATCATGTATCTGTGATGCTCGCTATTTGAAATATAAATAGGTCTTTTGTTTTTGTCTAATATTTTTTCGTACCATCTGCCACTTTGATGGACAATTAAATACTTGGCTTCATCCTGATTATCGATGAGTTCCCACTCCTCGGAAGGAGTAGGAACCATCATATTGATATATGCGAGGAGAAGTTTAAAAAGATTCATGCTTTTACAAACCACTTAGGAGTTTCTCTTTTCTTCCATGTAGCAAATCCTGCTTTCTCGCCATTGTAATATGACCTGTAAGCTGTAACACTACATTTGTTTTTGTATTGTTCTGGCATAGCCTGTGCAAATTTGGTT